AAACTCATCTTTATCCCCTTTTTACTTAGATGACTTTACGGCCTGTTTTGGCGCTAGGCTGCTTTTCCAAGGTCATCTGATTCTTGGAATACTTGGTCGGCCCACTAAGACCACCAAATTCTGCATAACGCGGGGTGTTGTGAATTTGCCCGTTTTGCTGATTGTTGTCGGTAGGGCGGCGGGGAGCAGACGCACCCCTGGGTTTGAACAGATCCATGATTACTCCTTACATTGGGGGTTGTGGTGCGCCACCGCCTTGCGGCATCCCACTTTCGGGAGCCATACCAGGGATAGCGGGTGCTTGGGCCATCGCCTTGCCTTCAGGTGTTGCACCACCGGCCTGGGGCAAGTTTTGAAGCATTTGCATGATTTCAGCATTTTGCAGTTCCTTGGTCTTTTCTTTTTTGCCACCAAGAATACTGGACATTTGACGAAGGACAGACAAAGCCTTTTGGCCTTCAGGTGACTCAGAACCCAGTACGGGGAGCGCCTGTTCTATCAAATCCATAGCCATTGAGAGATTAATCATTGCCCCTTCACGGTTACCCATCTTGGGTTCCGGTGTAGACATGGGGCTTGCCATCGGAGGCGTTTCCGTATCAGACGGAACACCGGCATCCATAGCGGGTGCGGGTGCTGGAGCCGCTGCGCCACCGCGCTGACTCTTGATCAATTCCATCATCTTATCTGGAGGTACGCTCATACATAATCCTGAGTTAATGGTTGCAGTAAGCACTCACTTTAAAATAAAGTCAAGTAGGGGCTATATTTAATCACCCGCCCCTCGGGGTAATTTCCTTACTTAGCCTTCTTACGGCCTTTGCGAGCTTTGCGAGCCATGATGTAATCCTTTACGCAAGCGGCCAACTCAGATGGGAGCCAGCCATACCATTTCCCATTATGGGGGGAAACTTTTACCGCCGAGTCTTACGGCTACGTTTAGCTTTTTTGTACCCGTTGCTCTCCTAAATTAGTCCCGACTTCCCCGATCATTAGTTCTTTTAGGTGTTCGCGTGTTTGTAGGTTTAAAACCCTGGACACGATATTGCAAACTAGGTTCCTGCTTGGGCAAGCTACCCGTAGATACGCGGGGCTGGTCAGCCTTTGGCGCTACATTCATAGGCATTATTCGCCTCCTACAGATTTCAGTTCAGGCTTGCCACCCTTAGCCTGGGGCGGTGGCTGCATAGCCTGTTGCTCAGCTTGCTTTGCTTCCATCTTCTTCAACCTGTCCAGCAACTGCTGTTTCATAGGCGGTTCAAGTAGGTCTAGCAAAGACTCCTTACCAATAGCTTGCGCCTTGAATAAGTTAAACGCAAGTTGGCGTAAATCTTCAGTAAATATGGGGCTATTGGAGTGGGCATCCACCTTGACCACAAAGTCTTTGGTAAACTGCTCCGCAACAAACGGTATCCCATCTTCGTTCTTGAAATGGGTAGGATCGTAGGCTTGCATTAGCTTGAGATAAAGCGTTGCTACCTTCTCAAGACTATCTTCTACAATCAGGGCGCGTTTCTTAGCGCGGCTAGAACCCAAACGGGCAAGCTGGCTGGCGTGACCGGCAGAGCGTACTCCTGCCTCACCCTTGCCTTGCAATACGTTGCCAATGCCAGAAGCTTCCTCAAACATACTATCTATTTCTCGGATAGTTTCGTAGAGGTCTGTAGGCATCTGCGGGGCTAGGCGTTCTGCCTTCGCATTGGGCATATCAGAGGAGAGAAGGCCACCAGCGCGGTTCAGGGCAAAGTTCTTCTCATCCAAAATACCACTAAACCCTGTCAGCGCAGTTGGCGGGTTGACTTGCTTAGAGAGCAGGTCTTGTATTTCTGTCATGCGTTTATTACGCATTTGCTGGAGGAACACGAGGCGCTGCACCTCAGACTGACCACAGTAATAGTCGTACAGCGGGTTCGGGCATACCTGAATAAAGGGCAACTCGCCTTTCAGGAATACGGACTCACCTGGCCTGTCGTAGATGATTACATCAGGGCTGGCAATGGTCACGACTTGATAATCAGCCGTTTCATCATTCCAGAGCCACAACTCCTGCATTTCAACAGTATCTTCAGACACCCTGGCCTTGTAGCGGTTCATCCCGTACAGGTCTAGGTTGACTGTGCCGTACATCGTAGGATTAACCTGCGACATGACGATACGGTCTACGCCCTCTGGTACATCCGATTGCGTCTTGCTTACGCCAGCAGTAACGCGGCTTAGTATTGATTCACGTTTAGGATGCGAGTACAGCCTTGCCATCAATTCAGAACGGGTGATGTAGTACGTCTGAACCATTGCCTCTTGGCGGTCGGTGTACGGGGTATCTTCACGCAATACACCTAGCGCACCTGGTTCTACAAGATACGGGTGTATGCCGTTGTTGTAGATCAGCTTGATAAACGTCGAGTTATAGGTGAGCGCCCATGTTAGCGCGGTGCTAAATACTTGATCCGCGTTACTGTTCAGCCACTCATCGTTGAGGGCTTGTGTCAGTACGGGGATCTTGTGGTGTTCAGCAAGGGGAACTGAAGCACCGATATTAATACTGAAGCGCGTTGTTTCCGCTGAGTAGAGGAAGGACGTTAGCTGATCAATGTGCGGAAAGATCTTATTGAACAGGGCGGGTGATTCTTCTGGCCCTGCTCCAAACAAATACCATGACCGTAGGCTAGTGTAATCGCCCTTGCGTTCATCTTTAGATACGTTGCACTTAAAGATGAGATCAAGGTAGAAATCTTCGCGTTCGTCGTTTTTTGTTGGAATCCGCATTATTTCTTACTGATCGAAAGGTTGTCTTGATCTGCCATATAACTCGCAGCCCTTGGGCCTGTCAAGTTTGCATTAGATTTAGGGTTAAAGCCAACCTGCTCATCATAGATTGGTTTAACGGCTTTCCCAGACAGCAAAGAACCCATATTAAGTCCTTTATTACCCATACCACCCCAGATAGCCGAATCACGCGGCTGCGGCTCTCTTTGCTCTGGTGGCGTTTCTACGGCAGGTTGATTGCTGCGGGTTAGGTAGCCAGTCTGTGCCTCACCCTCTCTGGTGGACTTAATATTGGTCATTTTGAAGTCCATAGCCAGTTGCTTGACCGTTTTATCGTTCTTCTTGGTCTTATCGCTCATCATGCCTGGGGCTTGCAAGTGGACGATGAATACGTCCGTAGTGCATCCCTTGGGGCAGAGCGCGGTATAGCTTTCAAAGTAACCGTGTTCCTGACACTTATAATCATTAAGTATGTTAGCCATTTACATCCCCTTTAACTGTTCGTCCAAATCGCTACCAGAGTAATCTGCTTTATTACGGATACCCGTCTTTATCTTAATACTACCGTTACACAATTCCAACCCCATGCTGCGTGTCAATTTAGGCTGTGGCACTTTGCGGTACTGCACAAAACGGGTCTGGTTACGGTTCATCATTATTTGCAGTTCGCCATTGAGCCAGGCGTTATAGGCTTTGCTGACGCGGCGCTGCACCATTTCGGTCATGGCTGTTTCGTTATGAACGAATACGTTGTAGAGGGTTTTCTCGGATAACCCTGCTGCTTCAGCAAAGAGCGCAACGGAGATCCCCCTGTTCTCATCCGCAAAAAACCGCTGGATTATTTTTTGCAGTTGTTTTCTGAGAATTACTGGATACATGGTAGAGATTTATTCTTTTTGAGAACGAAGCAATAAAAGAGTTCATTCATTTTCTTATCATCTACCGTTATGTCAAAACCAATCTGCTGGTAGGAGGCTATCTCAAACCCTGCTGTACGGAATAGGTTTGCCCACATCCTATCGCCCAGGACAGAGTAGTGATTGGGATTGTTCTCATGGAAGCGTTCAAGGTTTGGTGCGGGTACTTCAACGTAGAGCCAGCCATCGTCTTGCAGGAGGCGGTTGAACTCAAACAAGGTAAAGAGGGGGTAGGGGCTATGTTCTAGGGCGTGTCTGCACCAAATCATTTGTGCGGTTTTATCTTTGTACCCAATGTCAGAGAAATCGCAATTAAGAACTTGGAATCCTTTGGCTAGGCAAGCTATGGCATCTTCTGGACTAAGGGTAACGCCAACCAGGTTGTACTCGCCACGGGCAGTCATCTCGGTCATAAACGCCCCTTGCCCACAACCAATGTCAAGGATCAACCCATCCTTGGTTAGTGTCATAAGTGGAATGAAGTCATTGATGGCTTTGATGATGACAGGCGTATGGAAGTTTGGCGTATCGGGTTCGGAATAGACCGTAGATTGCACCATCTTCAAATAAGACTTGAATTTAGTGATTTTCATTTAATCCTATCCGCTTGAGGTAATCACCAACATTTCTGTTGACTGCAAAGCCCTCGGGACTATTGTCCGGTTCCAGTTTCCTAGACAGGTCACGGGTATGACCCATCTGGATAAGGCGAGGCTGCACCTGCTCGGCATAGGCTGCGGAGGCTAGGGCGGTGGCTACGACCCTATCATCTTTGTTACGGCCTGATGCCTCTATAGACCCGCCATCACGGATCATGGTTTTCATTTCCTCTAGCGTATCGCCAGAGTAGATCGCCATCATCCCGCGTTCAAAGTAGTCCTTCATATACGTCAACATACGTTCTTTAGTCTGCGTAGTGGTAACCCAACCAATGCTGGCAGAGAGGGTTCCCATCGCATCATTACGCCGCCAGATGTAGTTCTGCATGTGCGATAGCACATCGAGCAGATCCCTACCTACGTTGCCCTTTAGCATGGAAGCCTGGCGCTTCAAGTTGCGTAGTTCGTTGATGACCGCCTGACCTGGACCATTGACCTCTAGGTTCAGGGTGGAGTTCTTATATGCGCCTGCAAGGTGGGCAATGACCCAAGCGAACTGGTAGGTATTCAATTCAGAGGTAGCAAACTCAGCAACCTGTTCCAGCCCGTCTGCATACGCCCTGAATACTTGGATGCAGAACCTGTCAGCCCAATCGGAGGAACCATAGGCGGGATCTGCGCCAATGACGTAGTAGGCGGTATCTACGGGTTCTTCCCACACCTTGAGGGTAGCCATACGCTCTGTAGATTTAATACAGTCCGTATCTTTAAAATCGCTCCCCATAGAGTAACGGTAGTAATCACATTCAATCTTCTTACTAATCTTCATTGCATCGGTGCAACGGGAATTAGAGAAGAAGGACGTACCGGTCATTACAAAGGCGTAGTCCTCGGTAGGGGGGAACTCCTGATACATGAGCGAATCATCCTTGATGCCCTCATGGAGTTTCCAGCGCCACCATGCCATTTGACGGGAGTTGATCTCCACACCGTACATCTTTTTAATATCGCGTGTCCATTCCTTCTCCTCTACGTTTAGCTTGCCATCCCAGTAGACCTTGTAGATGTCTGTATCGGCTCCAACCGAATAGAACTGGTTACGCCACCAGCCGCAGAAGATCGCCCGTTGTGTACGCGCACGTTTGGCTGTGGTGTACATCTCATGGAACATATTAAAACCCTGTGCCGTAGATTCAAATATGTACAGCCTATTAGGGTTTGTTTCAGCCAAAGACGCTATCAGGGAAGCGAGTCCTTCCTCATTGCCCCATGAGGCGGTTTCCGTACCATGCAGGTAGGTGATGGCCTTACCCTGACCCAACCTGCTCTTATTACCGGCAATCTGATAGAAGATACGGGATCTATTCTTCAGTACCAGTTGATTACGGTTATGGGCTATCAGGGGGATCTTGTATTCCTTGGGCAGTCCGTCCATGTACATCGCCAAGGTGGAGCGAAACATATCCCTGTTCTCCTCCGTATCCGATACCAGCGTACCCTGCCAGCCTGGGTGTATGAACTGCCAATACAGATCCAAAGCAAGGGAGATAGTGGTAATACCTAACTGCCTACCTTTGAGGATAATGAACATGTGAATGTCCTCATCCAAGCCCTTGGCTATCTCATCCATTACATACGTCTGCGTACCTAGCAGCGTATCCATCTTACGCAGCCCCTGCTCCTTGGTTTCAATCTTTAACTGGGCGCAGAACGCATAGAACTGTTTAAGATTGAACTTCATTTATGCTTTCTTTTGAGCGCATCAAAGGCATCAATGCGCCAATTGGCGATGATACGTCTGGCAGACTTATCTTTGGCTACGCGGATTAACTG